ATTTACCGAAACAAAGTGAGGGTCTTTGTCTGTGTTGGTCCACACACTCACAAATATCCCCTAAAAAAATTTTTTTTACTATTTTGTAGTTTGTAAGTAATTTTTTATATCTTTGCCCCGCAACAATATCGTCCCCTGGTAACCAAAAACGGGACTAGACATCGGATTGCAGACCCAAATAGGGTTAGAGTTTTCTCCGGTAGTTGCAAAAAGAGTTAAGTATAAACTCTAGTTAGGATAGATTGCACACAGGTATGTGCGGTGAATTAACATCAATCTTACTATCCTTTGGTCTCTTTTAAAAGAGAAGCACTGCTAGAATGAAATCTAAACTTGAAAGTAGGAATCCCAAGGGGGATACCTATATCAAATTTATAAAAAATAAAAAAAATGGCAATAAGAACAGAACAAGATGCACTATTAGATGGTATAAAAGGAAGTGTAAATAAGGGGTTTGCCCCTAATGGATTTGTAATGATTACAGGTACTGGAGCTCAAACAGTATCTTCTGGAACATACTTTGCAGTACATTTCGTTACAGATTGTACTTTAACAGCATTTTCAGCAACTAATTCAACTGCAGTAACTGTTACACATAAAGCAGGATCAACTGTATATGGTGATATTTTAACAATTACAGCTGGTAGTGGTGAAACATATATGTTATATAAAAACTAATAAAATATGTTAGGATTAGTAAACGGAATATCTTATAATAACAGCGTGAGTGGTCTATCTATTGGAGATACCCATCAAGGTGGTATTGTATTTTATTTAGATGGAAGTGGAGGAGGATTAGTTGCTGCACCTACAGACCAATCTTCTGGGGCAGAGTGGGGGTGTGATGGGGTTTTAATTTCAGGAACAGCAGCAGCAATAGGTACTGGAGCTCAAAACACAATTGATATTGAAGCAGGATGTACAACATCAGGAACACCAGCAGACCTTTGTGCAAATCTAACTCTTAATGGATATAGTGATTGGTTTCTACCTTCAAAAGATGAATTAAATGAGATGTATTTAACCTCAAGCGCTATGCCATTCGTTTATTCCAACCTATATTGGAGTTCTACAGAAGCATCTCCAACCAAAGCTTGGGCGATAAATTTTGCTTTAGGTGTCATAGCACAGTACCCAAAAAATGGTGATTCTCCTAAAGTACGCGCTATTAGAGCATTTTAAAAAATAAATAAAAACAAAAAACAAAACATGTTAGGATTAGGAATAAGTTTAGCAACCGGGACCGGGGAAGTTCCTAGTGAGTGGGGACCGTGCAGCATAAGAAATCTAGCGTTGTGGTTAAAGTTTAATAAAAACATCAGATCAGATCAAGATAATACTGGTAGTGTTCATGATCATAGAACTTCGCTCAGTAACATGGGGGATAGAGATAAAATAAGCACTTGGACCGGTTCTGGCTGTACTAGTCGAAACTTAACACAAACAACTCAAGGTTATAAACCTCTTTGGGAGACAGATGCTGCTGATGCTGGTAGTGTATACTTTTCTGGTAGCAAAGTAATGGAGATTAGTGAAGATGTTGTTTTTGACGAAAATACAGATTTCACGATAGCCATGAGGTTTAGAGCTGTAGGTCTTGTGAGTGCGAGTTATAATAAAGCTTTTATGGGTAGCGCTGATAGTGAGTTTATAAGAATTAATGATGAGACTACGTTTAGAATGAAAATAAACGATACTACGAGAGATTTTGCTCTAGCTAGTGGTAAAATGGAATCCGACGAATATTATACTGTAATTTTTGTTAGGAGTGATGACTCTACAGGTAATATAAACGTGTTTATTAGAGGAAATGAATCTTTAGATGGCACGGCAACAGGTACACAAATAGGTAGTGAGTTACAGGATGCAGGTGAAATAACAATAACAAATATTGGGGGATATGAAGATGATTCTGGTCAATCAAATATGTTTATAAAAGACCTACTTATATGGGATGGAACCGCTGCTAGCTCAGCAGATAGAAAATTAATATTTGACTACATAGAAGGTCAATAAGACTAACTTAAATTAAATAAGTAAAAAAATATTTGGTTATAAAAAAATTCTTTATATCTTTGTCCCCAAACAAAATATATAGAAATTATGAAATTTACACCAAACGGATCGTGGGTTGTCCTTCCAGACCCAACAATTACAGAAACAGAATCAGGAATTATCTTAGATGAAGCTACATCTATACAGAATGCTAAACGTTCTAATATACTAGAAGTTTTAGCAGTAGGACCTCAATGTTCATTTACTAAAGTAGGGGATACTGTTATGATAGACCCAAGAACAGAAGCAGTAAAATGTAGGTTAGATGAAAAAGATATGTTGCTCGTTGGTGAACACCAGCTATTAGGGAAGTGGTAAAAGGAAGTGTAACTATATCATTAGACGATTATCATGCTTTAACAGATTCAAATACTGAATCTTTAGAGTTAAAAGATAAGTTATCACTTGCTGTAAAAGAGCTGCAAGTATTTTTATCTTTTTTATGTACTAGAGAAGATATAGAAAAATATGTAGAAGAATTTAATCGCCAATCAAAGACCTCAAAGATTAATATTAATGGGGGAATAGCTAAAATAGAATTAAAAGATGTTTAGAAAATTATTAAGACGGTATAAGTTTTTACATTACCTAGGTTTTCACAATGAAGATTGTAGGCGTAGAGTATACACAACAGAACAAGATTATTTATGCTTAAGAACAGGCACAACTCATAAAAAATTTACATTATGAATTTTAGAAAACATTTAAATAAGACGATACATGCAGAGGATACAAGATGGATTGTAAAGTATAACAAAGCAGGTAAAGTTAGGGAAGTTAAACAAATATATAAACCTTCAGAGTATTATGCGATGAATCTGCATAAGGGTAAAAATGCACGACCTTTGCATAATAAAAGTGCTCTGATTAAAATATTAGACAATGATCAAGAGAAAAATAACAGTTAAAATAGACAGTACATTAAAGTATCTGCAGTTATGGAATGGTATTTTTAATCTAACAGATAAAGAAATACAAATTTTAGCTGCGTTTATTGATATTCAAGGGATAACTAATGAAGATAACTTGTGTAGTGTTAGAAATAAAAAAGAAGTATCAAGAGTAGTAGGGATTAAAGATTATAATACTTTAAATAATTATATTAAGAAATTTAAAGATAAAGGAACTATTTTAAAGAAAGATAGTAACTATAAACTTAATCCATTTTTAAACCCAGAAACTAATGTTGTAGAAATAACGATAAAAAAATGAGAGACTTAAACTTAGATATAGACGACATGTATAATTATATAGTTCCTTCATACTTTAGTGTTGGGGTCTACGAAATAGTAGTACTACAAGATCCATATGGAAATTTATTAACTTTAAAAATACAAGATGAGTAAGATACTTCCAAAAGATAATGAAGATGCAAGTAAAAATGAGGCTTTATACCGTAAACCCCCAACTGTGCTACAAATGCTTAAAAGTTTTAGTGGGGATTTAGTAGAATATGTTAAAAAAGGAGCCCCTAATGTAAGTCCAGAAGATTATGCAGCTAGATTAGATGTATGTACTAAATGCCCACATATAAAAACACAGTATATGAGGTGTGGATTATGCGGGTGCATGATTGAGCATAAAGCTAAATGGAAAACAACAGCATGTCCTGATAATCCTGAACGTTGGGCTAAACAAGATCCTGTATCTAATGATAAGGAATAAACGAGAGATTATTCACTATTTAGCAACTAAGTATAATTTACCTTTACAAACTATTGAGGGTATAATTTCATATCAGTTTAAGTATGTGTCTAAAATAATGAAAGAAGGTAATTTTGATAGTATAAGGCTCCCATATTTTGGTAAGTTCTCTGTAAATCCAAATAGAGTTAAACATTTAAACGCACTAAAAAAGAAGAAAACTAATGATCAAGAATAAAAAGAAAAGTAAAAAAAAGGTTTATCTAAATGGTATCCCTAAAAAGATTGACTATGATGCTTATATGGTAATACGTAATCAAGAAGAACAATTAAAAGGGCATGAAGAAGCTTTACTTAGGTATGCTTTAATACATGAAGATAAAAAGAAACATACTGAAGATGAAGAAGTATTATATAAGTATTGTATGCAATTCCCCACTATAACTGAAACTTTAAAACAAATTAAAGAAGAAAAAAAGAGTGAAAAAGTTAAAGTATAAAATAAGGGCGAGTATAACTAGATTCTTATTAAGATGTTGCAGACTATTAAAAGGACATTGTTATTGTAAAAATGAATTCTATTACGAAACAATTTATATAAAAATTAAAGACTTAAAGAATAGTTGGGAGGAGAATAAATTTAGTGGTATACCTATGGACAAGTTAATATCAGATAAGATATGGCCCCCTAATAAAGTAAAGAGCTGGAGTGAACTTATAAATAGTATTAAAACTTATGGGGTTAAAGTTAACCCTGAAGTAATAAGAAATAATTCTGAATACCAAATATATGATGGAAATCATAGAATTAAAGTTTTAGAATATTTATATGGGGGAGATCATCAAGTTAAAGTGGATGTTTATTTAAAACATAAAAAATATATCCCTTATTATAATACTATGGGGATAATGGATGACATAGAATATAAAAAAATTCTTTTTAGACAAAGAATAAAAGAAACTACAAATAAGATATATGAGCCTAAATAATGATTTAATACATATTAAAGATAATAAAGCTATCCCTAGTTCTTACTCGAAGACTATATTAGAGTTTAAAGATTTAACTCTTCAAGAGTTAGGTTTTGTGTATTTTATGGAAGACCATAAAAGTCCTTTTTCAGTTTATGAAAGAGATCAACGTGTTATTGAGGTAAAAAATAGTATCTTTGGAGAAAATAAAAAGTGGAAACCGTCTGAAAAGGTTTTAGCAGGATGTAAAAAGTATGAGATTTTAATTGAAACTTCAGCAGTTAGATTATTAAAAGCAGCTAGAGAATCAATAGTTAAATTAGAAAAATACTTTAGAGATATAGATTTACATTTAATGGATGATCATGGTAAACCAATATTTCATGCTAAAGATCTAATTAATAACTTAGCTAATATGGGGAAGGTTATAGACGGACTTTCTAGACTCGAAGAAATAGTAAAAAAAGAAGAACAAGCCGCCAACACAAATAGAGGTGGAATTGAAGTAAATAAATATAGTATGTAATATGGATTTTTTAGAAGATTTAGAACTTTATGAACAAGCAATGAATAATGCTTATGACCTCATAACTAAACGTAAAACTTTAGATGATATTTATTATGATTTAGAGGAAGAGACAATTGATGCTTTTCCTTTACCTTTTGACCCTATAGCAGAAGATGGGAGAACAGAAGATATAATAGATATTGTTATTGAGCATTTTACACACACAGAAGAATATGAAAAGTGTGCAGAGTTAGTTAAAATTAAAGAGACATGTCAAAGTTTAAGGATATAAATAGACTGCGACCATCTGCGGTTCAATTTCTTATGTCAGGTAGTTATACGAACGCACTCCCTGGAACACGAGAGTATTATGACTTTTGGGATGAGGAACGTAAACGATGTTTATATGGATATGAAGTTGATGAGTTAAAAATAACCGGATTTCACTATTTTTATTTAAACTATTGTCCTATTGATAGGGCTGTAGATGAAGAATTACCAGATGGTTCTATTCAAGCAAAACGTGAAAGAACTTTCCCTAGATTTTATGATGGAGATTATGAATATTTCCATGAAATAGATAAAGCACGAGCAGATAATAAACATATGATTGTGTTAAAAGCTAGGCGTAAGGGATACTCTTATAAAGCTGGTTCTATGCTCGCTAGAAATTACTTTTTCGTTAAAAACTCTAAAAACTTTGTCTTTGCCGCCCAAAAAGAATATTTAATCGGTGATGGTCTTTTATCCAAAGCTTGGGAATTTCTTTCTTTTATTGATGACCACACTGCTTGGTCTCAACCTAGATTAAAAGATAGGGAAATGCATAAAATGTCTGGGTACAAGAAAAAAGTAAATGGATTAGAGATTGAAATGGGGATGAAGTCCCAAATACTAGGGGTAAGTTTAAAAGATAACCCAGATAAGGTTAGGGGTAAAGCAGGGGAATTAGTTTTCTTTGAAGAAGCTGGATCTTTCCCAGGATTATTAAAAGCTTGGGAGGTAACTATGCCAACAATGAGACAAGGTAGCAAAACATTAGGGATGATGGTAGCAT